GCTAAGGATTGGACGGACACCTATGGAAGTAAGCCTGTGAAAAAGAAAGAAGGTGGTCTTACTCCAGATGACGCTATTCCAAAGAAAGCCAAAGGTGGAAGTATGGACCCTTATTATGGAAGTTACATTAAAGGAAGGGTTGATGGCAAAACTTTATCAAACCCCAGTTACCGAAAATATTACAAGGGATTAATCTAATTCGTGGATTATTACACCATCAAATACATTCAAAACAAGCTTTTAAAGCCTAAAATCGACTCTTTAACCACTAAAGTTAAACTAGGAGTTGACAATTTCCCTGAATATAAATATATAATAGGACAAATCAGATCCAGTGAGGATCTGCAACAGGATTTAACAGACCTGCTGAAGAAACAGGAGCCGGATGACGACAAAGACACAGGAGAAGGAAGTCCCTAAGAAAGAAGAAGCTTTACTTAATGCATATAAAACTGCAGAAGAAGTTAAAGATCTTTTCCTTGATCCTAAGTCCCTCAAAAAATCAGTTCTTGATAGATTGCCCCAACCAACCGGTTGGAGAATTCTAGTCTTACCTTACGGAGGCCTTAAAAAAACAAAGGGAGGAATAATACTCTCTGATAAAACGCAGGAGACGATCCAAATGACGACCGTCTGCGCGTATGTTTTAAAAGTAGGACCTCAGGCATACAGAGACACTTGGCGTTTTCCAAGTGGACCATGGTGTAAAAAAGGTGACTGGGTTATTTTTGGGCGCTATGCAGGATCCCGTTTCAAAATAGAAGGTGCTGAAATCCGTCTTTTAAACGATGATGAAATCATCGCAACGATCAGTAATCCAGAGGATATACTGCATTTATACTAGGAGGAAAGATGGCTAAAACAGAGCTAAATAAAGGAAGTGTTGAAGTGGATCTTGATACAGACGATCTTAAGGATCAAGATATTCAAATCAAAGATGAAAAGAAAGAAGAAGAACCTTCTAAAGAGGTTGATCTTCAAAAAGAACAGGTAGAACCTGACGGTGCGGAGATTGTGCGTGATCAAACGCCAATTGATGTCGTCGAAGAAAAAGAAACCCTTCCACCAGCAGAAAAGGAAGATGGTTTTGATTTAGACAAAGCATCTACTGTCGTACAAAAACGAATCAATAAACTAACCCGCGCAAGACGCGAAGCGGATCGAAGAGCGGACGCAGCTCTAGGTTACGCTCGTGGATTAAAAGATGAAATTGTTAAATTCAAAAGTCAGTATCCTAAAATGGAGGAGAACTACTTAAATGAATTTGAGAAAAGACTTCAAACAGATGAATTTGCAGCGAATACCTTATTGCAAAAAGCAATAGAAGGACAAGATGCAAAATCAATTGTTGATGCTAATCAGAAACTTACCCAGTTAGCGATTGAAAAAGAAAGGCTAGCTCAGACCAAGTTTTTGAAGGAACAAGAGGCGAAAGAGCCCCAACCGGATATTATTCCGCCAACGGCTACTCCCCATGCTCCCGCTCCGAGTGACCGAGCGAAACGCTGGGCTGACGACAACGAGTGGTTTCATGATGACGATGTCATGCATGATGCCGCGCTTGCAATCCATAAAAATTTACTCAAAGGTGGGGTTGTAGGGGACAGCGATGAGTATTATAGTGAACTTAACAAACGAATACGGAATTATTTTCCGAATAAGTTTGAAAAACAACAGGAGCAAAGGAAACCCGTCACGACCGTTGCCCCTGCAGTGCGTAATCAAGGTGGACGCAAGACTGTGAGACTCACCAAATCACAGATAGCAATATCTAAGAAATTAGGGGTGCCACTAGAGGAATACGCGAAATACGTTAAATAGGAGAAAACTATGAAAAAAAGTGAAACGACAACGTTAACGCGCGAGTCTGAAACGCGAGAAAAACAAAAACGCAAAACGGATTGGACTCCACCATCAAGTTTAGATGCGCCGCCTGTTCCAAAAGGCTTGGTACAGAGATGGATTAGAGCGGAAACCATGGGTTTTATGGATTCTGCAAACGTCTCCAAGTCTCTAAGAGAAGGTTGGGAATTTGTTAGGGCTGATGCTCTTGAAAAAGAAATTGGTGTTAATGATTTTCCGGCAATACAGGAAGGTAGATATAAAGGGCTCATCGGGGTTGGTGGCCATTTGCTGGCACGGATACCGGAAGAGATTATGCAGTCGCGCAAGGAGTATTTTGAGAAAAAAACTCGAGACCAAATGACCGCGGTTGATAATGATCTTATGAAGGAACAGCGACCTGAAATGCCGATCAATATTGATAGGCAAAGCAGGGTAACCTTTGGTGGTGGTTCGAAGAAATAATTTTTTTGATATCACTATCGAATTTGTTTAACAATGTAACCATACAAGGACGACGACATGGCAAATGAAACAGGAAACTTCGGTCTAAGAGCGGCGAGGCAACTGGATGGATCTCCATACAATGGTGCACAAAACAGATATCGCATACTTAAAAACTATGGGACAGCGCTTTACCAAGGTGACTTGGTAATGACTTCTGTTAATGGAACAATCGAGAGAGCTGGCGCAACTAGCAATCCGGTTGTTGGTGTATTCAACGGAGTATTTTATACAGACCCTACGACTTCCAAACCGACGTGGAAAAATTATTATCCTGCAACAATTTCTGCTAATGACATCATGGCTCAAGTTATCGATGGTCCAGATGTAGTATTCGAAATAAACGCGGATGCTACTTTTACGGTTTCTCATTTGTTCGCTAATTACAAAATTAACGCAACAACTGGGTCAACGTTATCTGGTCAAGGTAGAGAAAGCCTAGATGTAGCTACAGCAGATTCGTCTTCAACTTTCGTTTTGAAAGCTGTTGACATTTCGCAGGATCCTAATAATTCCGACATAACAGCCTCTTCGGGGGTTAATGTGTTGGTTGTTCTAAATGCCCATTCGTATAAGTCTGGTACTGTAGGTCAAACATAATAGGAGATAGACATGGCAATATCACGAGCACAGCTAGTTAAAGAACTAGAACCCGGTCTAAATGCCCTATTCGGACTGGAGTACGACAGATACACAAACGAAACAGCTGAAATCTTTACGACAGAAACGTCGGACAGAGCTTTTGAAGAAGAAGTAATGCTTTCTGGTTTTGGTAGCGCAGCTACTAAAGCAGAAGGTGCATCGGTGACTTTCGATGACGCAAAAGAAGCGTTCACCGCAAGATATACTCACCAAACGATCGCACTAGCATTCGCTATCACTGAAGAAGCAATCGAAGACAATTTGTACGATAGATTAGGCAATCGTTATGCGAGGGCACTAGCTCGTTCTATGGCTAACACGAAACAAGTTAAAGGGGCGGAAATCCTAAACAATGCGTTTAGTTCTTCCCAACTTGGTGGTGACGGTGTTGTATTATGCAGCACAGCCCACCCAACTGTTTCGGGCACTAACTTGTCAAACACGTTCACAACTCAAGCAGACTTAAGTGAGACTTCTTTAGAATCAGCACTTATTAATATTGCTGCATTCATCGACGAAAGAGGACTTAGGATCTCTATTCAAGGGACTAAATTGATACTTCCAAAAGAATTACAATTTACAGCTGAAAGAATCTTAAAATCTCCGTTGAGAGTTGGAACTGCTGACAATGATATTAACGCTATCGCGAACATGAATATGATACCGGAAGGATATAGAGTCAATCACTTCTTGAATGACACTAATGCCTGGTTCATAAAGACTGATACGCCGAATGGCTTTAAACACTTCGTTAGAGCAGCCTTAAGAACAGCTATGGAAGGCGACTTTGATACTGGAAACGTTCGTTACAAAGCTAGAGAAAGATACAGCTTCGGCTTTTCTGATCCTAGATGTGTATACGGATCTTCTGGATCAAGTTAATCTTTATAACAAACACTAATAGAAAGGGGCGGAGTTTACTTCGCCCCTTTTTTTATGTATATTTCACCCACTATACAATTATTAATTAGATCTAGACGCGTATAGTCGACGGCCTAGAGACTAGATCTTATAAACTAGGAGGATTATAATCATGGCAAAAACAAACTTTTCGGGACCTATTACAACAGGACCGATACAGGTAACTACAGGTACAACTGTTGGAACAGATGTAAGAGACGCTTCGTTCATACTGAACTCAATGGCTTTTCCATTTGATTTTAATAGTTTTGCTGTTACGACTGACGCTAACAAACTAGGAACTACTACAGGAAATCCAATTGGAACAACGAGTGTTACATTGGTAGACTCTACTCAAAACGTCCCAGGCATTACTGGCATTGGTGGTTTTGAATTTGCGTCTGCTATTACCATTACTTGTTCAGGAGCGGATGGCGCGAAAACTTCAACGATTACTGGAACAGATGTTTTAGGTAATTCACAAACTGAATCGTTAAGTTTGGAGACTAGTGGTCAGGCCCTTTCACTTAAAACTTGGAAGACTGTGACAGCTATTTCGTACGATTCTGCTACAGCAGGTACAACTGAAATAGGCGTTTTAGTAACTGCGGCAATTACTGGAGTAGCTAGATCAATGTTCAACGCTAATCCGTTGACTCAAACATCTACTACAACTACTAAGAACTTAGCTAACAATATCGTGATTCCACCGTTATCTAGAATCACAGATATTCGTTTAAATAACAGTGTTGCATATTCAAACGCGTTCACTTTTAGAGTGGGTGCTAATGTTGCGCAAGCTTCGGGTGCTACTCTAAATAGTATGGAGTTAGATTACTTTGCAGGCGATAATTCAACAGATGTAAAAGCAATTGGTTCTCATCATGTTCCACTTTATTTAACACAATCAGCTGCTCAACAAGATAGTTGTATGAATTCATCTGATGGTGATGCTACTGGATATGAAGTTGATAAAGCGGTAGTTTTTACTGCGACTAATGCTGCGGCAGCGCCGTCAGCAGGTAACAGTAATCTCGTTATCACTTGGTTGCAAAAGATAAATACTACTAACTAATAAACTTTTTGTGAGCTCCTTCGGGAGCTCGCAGAATTAGGAGAATTATGGATAAAGTAAATGTAAAATCGTTAAATATGACCGCAACTGGTTACATTACTGGTAGTGATAGTGCGGAACGACCTACCCGAATATTTGGGGTTTATTATCTTGCTGATACGACAGCAGGAAGTATTACTTTTAAAAATGGTACATCGGGTGCAACGGTTCTTAAGGTAGATACACCCCTAGGATCAGCAACTGCAGGAGAAGCTACAGCTTATCAAGTAGAGGTTCCCGGCGATGGTTTGTATTGTTCTACGAATGCTCATGCTACTTTAGCGGGTATAGACATGATTACAGTTTTCTACCAATAAAATTCATTTAAAAAAAGGGAGTTTTTATGGCAGAAAATAGATGTAAAAGTTGTAACTGTCAGTG